GTGTGGATCTGGCTCTGGTAAAGGCTCTGGCTGCAGCTGCTCAGGCCCTGACTGTGACACCAGCAGGCACAGCCAGTGTGGATCTGGCTCTGGCAGCAGCGATCAATGCTGCAGCACAGGGGATCACAGTAGATCCCAGTGGCACAGGTGGGCCAGCTGCACTGGGAGTGATCAATCTCAGCACCACCCTGTTCGATATTCTGCCGTCATCTGGTGCTGTGCTTGTGCAGCTTGCACTTGCAGGTGCTCTCAATGCAGATCCTAAGGCCATCAGTGCATCAGGGGTAGGCACAGCATCCATCAATCTTGCTCTGGCACAGGCCCTGAATGTGGATCCAAAAGGCATCAGTGCAGCGGGCACAGGCACTGCTGCTGTGGCACTGGCTCTGGCACAGGCACTCAACAGCCAGATCTACGGTATTACACCAAGCGTGGGAGCTGCAGAGGTGGTGGTGAGCCTGCTGCTGGCTGGGGCCCTCAACATAGATCCAAAGGTGATAGTGCCATCTGGCGTGGGTATAGCCAGTGTGGAGCTCAGCCAAAACACACTCAACGCAGCCATCTACAGCATGGCAGCCAGCGGGGTAGGCACTGCCAGCATCCCATTGCAGCTGGTGCAGGCACTGAGTGCAGATCCCAAGGCACTGGCAGTGGCACCATACGGCACAGCCAGTATTGATCTGGGATTGATCCCACTCTTGGCACAGATGCAGAGCATGGGTGTTCTCACCTCATTGACTGAGGTAAGACTGGGAAACATTGCTCTCAATTTGACAATGCAGCGGATATGGCTCATTGTGTTGTACAGGATCTTTGATCTGGCACGGAGGGATTTCACATTCGATCTTACGGAGAGGGACTTCACATTTGATTTCCCCAGTAGAGATACCGTGTTCGATTTGGACAGCACGGAGTGGGAGGAGTAGGCAATGGCAATGATAAGATCTGAGGAGATCAAGACACAATCTCCATCAGAGGAGATCATCTATAAGTTCAAGCTCAACATGACGGCACCCGCAATCTCAGGTGAGACAGTGGTGTGGGTCAAGGACGAGGACGGCACAGACCAGAAAGCAACGGTCATGCCAGCAGGATCTCCATCTGTCAGCGGTGATGAGATCACGCTGCCCACAATGCAGGATCTCACAGCGGGCGAGCTCTATACTATTCTGGTGACGGCAGACATTGACGGTCAGAAAAGAGCAATGCTGGGCAGAGTGTTGTGCACAGCAGAAGAGGATTTATGAGTAAGAAAGATGGCAAGTACGCACCCAAAAGAAACCCTGATGGCACATTTGTCAAGGGTGGCTCAGGCAATCCCAAGGGCAGGAAACTGGCCAAGGAGACCATTTCCAGCTGGCTCAAGCTGGGTCTGGATGAGACCATCTGGCTGCCAGTGCCAGACAGTGAGGAGAAATTTGCTATCAAGCGGGGTGAATTTCTGGCCAACAGGATCCTGCAGCTTGCCACTTACAGCAAGACATCACTGCCCAATATCGAGGGCGAATGGCAGGAGGTCGACATCAACACCAAGGCATGGATGGACTGGCTCAAGTTTCTGCTGCCCTACATGGATCCTGCCCAGCTGAGGATGAAGATAGAGCATGATCTACCTACCGAGATCATATTGCAGGCAGATGGCAATGTGGAGGAGATCTATGACTAGGGTTGTGCTGCCTTACTTGCACCCAGCACAATGGGCCGTGCACACTTCTGAGGCAAGGCACAGGATGGTGAGGTGGGGTAGGAGAGCTGGCAAGACGCTGCTGGGCACCTCTGAGTGTATGGAGGTCTCATCCAGAGGTGGGCAGACATGGTGGGTGGCACCCAGTTACAAGGTGGCCATGCCTGCTTGGAGACAGGTGTACAGATGGAGCAGATCCATCCCAAATCTGGATGTGAGCAAGACAGACAGAACACTATACTGGCCAAACGGAGGGTGGATGTCTGTGAGATCCGCTGATGACCCACAATCATTAAGGGGCGAGGGTCTGGATCTGGTAGTGATGGATGAGGCACCCTATATGCAGGAGGAGGCTTGGGTAGAGGCTATCTGGGCTGCCCTATCTGACAGGCTGGGCAGAGCCCTGTTCATCTACACACCAAGGGGGAGAAACTGGATCTATCGGCTGGAGATGGCTGCACTGGCAGACCCTGAATGGGCCACATTCCAAGGCCCAAGCTGGATCAATCCGCATCTGCAGAAAGAGGAGCTGGAGCAGCTGCAAGAGAGGATGCCACACAGGGTATACAGACAGGAGATCCTAGCTGAGTATGTCACAGGTGGTGGATCCGTGTTCAGGTTTGTAGATGATGCAGCTATATTGCAGCCACAGGCGGGCCCTATTGATGGCCATCAGTATGTTATGGGCATCGACTGGGGCAGGACGAACAATTTTACTGTGGCTGTGGTGCTGGACATCTCAGTGGATCCAGTGGAAATGGTAGCAATGGACAGGTACACTGGTATCAGCTATGAGGTGCAGCTGGGCAGACTGAGAAATATGCGGGCCATCTGGAGGCCTTATTGTGTCACACCAGAGGCAAACAGCATGGGTGGGCCACTGGTGGAGCAGCTGCTGGCTGAGGGCTGGCCACTATTTCCATTCAGTGGGTTTCAGACCACGCACGTGAGCAAGCAGCAGGTGGTGGATGCCCTGTCACTGGCATTTGAAAAGGGCAGGATCAAGGTACTGGATGAGCCCATATTGGTGGCTGAGCTGGAGAGCTTTGAGGAGACTACAACACCAACGGGCAGGATAACATACAAAGCACCAGAGGGCATGACTGACGATATTGTGATGGCACTGGCCATGGCTTGGAGCAATGTAGACGAGTACGCAGGTCCCATTGCACAGGTATTGTGAGGGTAGACAATGGATGAAATTAAGATCTTTGGAGGGAGTGCTGTAGATAGCACCAAGGTACTCACTGTGGATCAGTTCTTTGAGTATATGAGATCCAGAGAGAGCTCAGAGGATGTGGTGGATGTCTACAAGGCTGTCAGCTGGGTGTACAGATGTGTGCAGCTCAGGTGTGACAACATAAGGGCTGTACCTCATGGTGTCTACAGGATAGGAGCTGCCGAGGATGCAGAGCCCACAGAGGTGCCATTTGATATGGGCGATCTTCTGTGGACTGCCGAGGCGGGTCTGTGCATCTGGGGTGCTGCTTTCTGGGTTATAGACGGCAAGAGAGGGCTCAGGGATCTGCACTATCTCAATCCCAGCACTGTCAACGTGCTAAGAGACAGTCAGGGCTTGGAGGGATTTGAGCAAAGGATAGCAGGCAGCAAGTACGGTAGTGGCAAATGGGAGCCAGATCAGATCCTGTATTTCAGGTACTACAATCCCACTGATGATCTTGGTAAAGGGCTTTCACCTACTCATGTGGCATTGACGGCTGCTGGCGTGGCCAAACAAATTGATGCATGGCAGCTGTCTTTCTTCAAAAATGGTGCTATCCCAGCCATCATCCTCAAGACACAGGCACCGCTGCCAGAAGAGGATCTCACCACGCTCAGAAAAGCATGGGAAAGGCTGACAAGGGGAACAGGGAGAGCATGGAGAGCCATAGCTCTCAGGCATGGTGTGGAGCCACAGGTGATCACACCGCCAGTGAGGGATCTTGGCATGCCATCCCTGACAGAAGCAGTCAGGCAGCAGGTAGCTGTGGCCTTTGGAGTACCACAGACCATGCTGGAAGATGCAGCAAACTACGCCACAGCGGAGGCCCACGACAAGCAATTTACAATCAGGACAATCATCCCAGAGTGTGAGAGGCTCAAGAGCACCATCAACAAGCAGCTGCTCAACAGGTATGGGCTTGAGCTCAGGTTTCATCCTGATGAGCTGGAGGTCATGCAGCAATCTGAGGCAGAAAAGGGTGAGTATGTGGCAAGGACTGGGGAGCTGGTCACACTGGCTCTGCAGAACGATCTCATGGATGAGGCCGAGGCCAGAGAGAGGATTTCTTACTTGCTGGAGACCATGGGACTGGAGGCCCTCAAGGGCCCACCGCCAGAGAAAGAGCCCATGCCACTGGCTCTGCAGCAGGCACAGGAGGAGGTGCCTGATGACATTGCAGGCATGAGGCAGGATATGCAGCAGGAGGAGATGAGGAGATGGGAAAGAAAAGCCCTCAGGAGACTGAAAGAGGGTAAAGGGGCAGCCGTGGAATTTACCAGTGGTCTGTTGGATCCCATTGTGTCTGCAGCCATTCTGGGGCAGCTGTCTGTGGTGGTGGACGATTATGAGGAGGGCAAAGACGAGATCAGAGAGATCTTTGACAATGCCCTGCTCTGGAGAGGCTATCCATAAGTGCCAGAGGTAGGATCCAGAGGATGGTGGGAAGCAAGGCTGGCCAGAGAGTTTGCTCAGGTGAGCAGAGCAAGGCTCAAGGAGCTGCTCTCAATCATGGGCAGCCCTCCAAGGTACGCCAACGTCCCACAGAATTTCTGGGAGCCCTTTGAGAGTGATCTAAGAGATAAGCTGGGCCCAGCCATGAATGAGATCTACACACAGGCAGCCGAGAGGCTCATGCTTGATCATCCCGTAGGGGTGCAGTTTGAGGGCATGGTCAACAAGCTGGCTGCTGACTGGGCACGGACATACAGCTTTGATTTGGTGACTACCATCAGCAACACAAATCAGAGATACCTGCAGAGGATTGTGGGTGATTTCTATGAGACCCAGATGACACTGGGGGATGCATGGAATGAAATAGCTGCCTACAGAGATTTTACCAAGAGAGCAGGCTGGCTTTGGGGGGTGGAAAGGGCCAAGGTCATTGCCATCACGGAGGTCACAAGGGCATCTGTAGCAGGCGAGAGGCAGGTGCAATCAGAGCTCTGGGATGAGGGCGTGCATATGATTGCCAAGTGGCAGACGAGGAGAGATGAAAAGGTCTGCCAGATCTGTGGGCCACTGGACAATCAGCTGGAGGAGAGTGCTGCAGGATGGCCCACTATCATGGGCAGGGTCTCACAGCCACCAGCACACCCAAGATGTAGATGCTGGCTAGTCTACGAACATATTGCGATCGCACAGAGTGAGCAGCCTGTGATTATCAAGCCACCAGTGCCCGCACCAGTGCAGCCAGTGATCCAGCCTCCCAAGCCCATGCCTGAAACACCAGTACCAGAGCCAGCTGGCACCAGTGCAAGGCAGCTGGGCAGGGAAAAGCATAAGGTACTCAAGGAGGCCATGGGCGAAAATAATTCAAGACGGCTGGTCTTGGAAGAAAAATCCAAGGACATAATAGCTAGGATCAAACAAAATCGAGAGGACCATTATATTAATCTCAAGCACATCAGGGAGGCAGAACAAAAGATGAAGCTCATGGTGCAGTCTGGAGACACAGCCAGTCCAGAGTACCATGCATTGAAGCAAAGGATCAAAGAGCTCAAGCAAATTGCTGAGGCATCTCACCCCAAGTATCTTGCTTTGGTAGAAGAGGGATCTAGCATTGACGCGGCACGCACAGCTCTCAGAGACAATGCAAGAGAGCTTTTGGTGGAAACGATGGGGCATGGGAAAGAGTACACATTGCAGGACATAAATTATCTATCCAAGTTTGATGCGGGAGATATAAGGTCCAGATCCATTGAGCAGGGCATGGATTTCTTCCATAAGATTGTAGATCCTGATGCACTGCCAGCCTCAGCCCTGCAGTTTAAGAAAGGGAAAGGCTCTCCCCATTATCTGCCTTGGGAAGAGGGCGGGGTACAGGATGTTATATTTCTTCCGAAGTACTCAGGAACATCTACGGTCACGCATGAGATGGGGCACTGGCTTGAGGAGTATAGTGATACAGTGCATAATAATATCCTCAGGCTGCTGGATGAAAGGGCGGGGCTGGACACAATCCCTGCGGGCAAATCAGAGGTGCCCTTGGATCTGATCATAGGGGGTGAAATGGACAGTGAGCTCAGATATATGACCAATGTATACAAGTCAAAGTATGAAGTTGATGCCATCCATAGAAACTACGCAGGAGGAGACATCTACGCCACTGAGCTCATGAGCCAATTTCTGGATCTGGCCTATTCAGATCCCATGAAATTGAGCTGGCTGGATCCAGATGTCTTTGGCTGTCTGTGGGCAAGCACACAAAATCTGCACTGGCTTGGAGAGTGATATGGTAAGGCTGGAGACATTGAGACTAAAAGACGGAGAGTTGGTGGAGTTGGTGGTCATCATCGACGATGCCGAGATCAGCTGCAGCGATATTGAGGTGGTCAGAATGGCAGAGAGAAAGAGAGAGCTGTATCCACCCAAGGCACATATCATGGATTATGATCTGTACCTTGCAGAGCTGCTGCAGGAGGACTTGGGCGGCGATATCACAGCACATGAGCCACAAGAGTACGATGAGGTCATGATTATCTGATGCCAAAGAGACCAGAAATAAAAGTTACCATCCCAGATCGAGCCAAGCTCAGAGGCAAGATCCAGACCATTGAGCAGCTCAAGATGCTGAGGCCATGGGTCAGAGCTGCTGCATTGTATGTCAAGGGGCAGCTGGCAAGGTATCCACCAGTCAGGAGAGGCCCACAGCCATTCAAGACTGCCAAGCAAAGGAGAGCAGTCTTTGCAATGCTGAAATCTGGCGAGATCGAGATCCCGTACTACAGGCTATCCAACCCAAAGAGTGAAAATCTGGCTGGCAGCTGGGCAATGAGAAAAGAGTATGGTGGGTTGAGGTGGACAATAGGTACAAATGTGAGCTATGCTAGGGTGGTCATGGATAGAAAGCAGCAGAGCCAATACCACAAGACTACTGGCTGGAAAACAGTACAGGGCATCTCTGAGGATCCACAGGTCATAGGGGAGGTCAACAGGCTCATTGGTAGAGGTGTCAAATTGAGCTTGGAACAGGTATGAGGAGGTAGACAATGCCATATACAAAGGGAGGTAAGGGTATGTATGAAACGGTGTGGATGACAGTTCAGAAAGACGGATCTTCTGGACCCATGATCATGCAGGGAGATCCAGAGGTGGCATTACACGTTGCACAGGCTCTGGATCTTGACATTGTAGGGGAGGTGCTGGACAAGATGCCAGTCAAATCTCTGGCCATCAAGGATCTCACGGAGGATACCGTGACCATTGGTGGCTATGGGATCCTGTTTGGCAATCCAACGGATAGAGATCTGGAGGGTGATTATTTCACAAAGGCAACAGATCTCTGGCTGGAGGATATGGGCAGCAGCAAGCCTGTGATGTTCGAGCACGGGTTTGGTGATCTGGGCAGGGCCAAGCTGGGCAAAACAACGGAGTGGGAGCAGGATGAAATAGGCTGGTGGGTCGAGAGCCAGCTTTCAAGACACAATCAGTATATTGAGCACGTGTTAGCACTAGCATCCCAAGGTGTCTTGGGATATAGTAGTGGGGCAGTGGGGCATCTATCAGAAAGAGCCAGCAACGGAGAGATCAAGAGCTGGCCAGTGGCTGAGATGTCCCTTACTGTGGAGCCAGCAGAGCCAAGACTACTGGGGCTGAAAGAGCTCAAGGATTTGGGTCTGATCATCGGAGACCAAAGGGCAGAGACTGCAGCAAATGCAGTGCCTCAGGTGGTGGTCAACGCAGAGACAGTAAGCATCAGCTCAGGTAGCAAAGGCACTGGTATGAATTTGAATGTCAATTCTGGAGGTATTGAAATGGATGAGGCTAAGAATAAAGACAAGGATAAGACCATTCTCAGTCCAGAAACTGAGGAAATTGCTGCCAAGGTCTATGACAAGATCAGCGTGGATATTACTGCCAAGCTGGAGGAAGTCATGGATCAGGCGATCAAGCAGCTGGACAAGGTAGGGCCCAAGCCCTCCCATCTTGTGGAAAATGATGATGTCAATGAGACAAAATCATTTGGAGACTTTCTGCTTGCTATCAGGGGAGCAGATCACAAGAGGCTGCGGGAGGTATACAAGGCAAGGCAAGCCAAGGACGGTGAGTTCAAGACCGCCATGGCAGAGGGTGCTGGTACTACAGGCGGGTATATGGTGCCTGATGAATTTCGTCCAGAGCTCTTGAGCCTAGCAGCTGAGGCCAGCGTCGTGAGACCCAGAGCTACAGTGATCCCCATGCGTCGTCGGACAATGAAGATCCCAGCTCTGGATGTGGAGACAGCACCCAGTGCAGGTGAGACCCAGTTCTTTGGCGGGGTGGCTTCTGCATGGACCGAGGAGGCTGGAACGCTCTCTGAGAGTGAGCCCGCTTTCCGTGAGGTCGAGCTGGTAGCACACAAGCTGGCTGGCTACAGTCTGGTCAGCAATGAGCTGCTGGATGACAGTGCCATTGCACTGGAACGATTGCTCTACGCTCTCTTTGGTGGGGCCATTGGCTGGTATGAGGATTATGCATTTCTGCGTGGAAATGGTGTGGGCAAGCCTCTGGGCATTGCCACATGGTGTGTGAATAACATCTCCAATGTGGGTGTCACAAAGACTGCCGCATCAGATTTCCGTACCCCAGATGTCCTTTCCATGTTCCAAAAGCTGCTGCCACAGAGCTACAGCAGGGCGGTCTGGATCATGCATGTCAGCTTTATTGCCAAGCTGTATGGCATGAGCTCCAGAGATGCATCTGGAGGCACTGCTGCAGATAGCATGTTTGTCATGCTGGGTGGTGGAGCACAAGATTTCTCAAGCATGCTGCCCGCCACTTTGCTGGGCAGGCCAGTTATCATCAGTGAGAAATTGCCCGCCATCAACACGGATGGCTCAGTGCTGCTTGCAGATCTATCCATGTACTTGGTGGGAGACAGAGAAGATGTTGCAATAGATTTCTCTGAGCACTACCGCTTTATCAATGATCAGGCCACATGGCGATTTCTCAAGCGGGTGGATGGGCAGCCTTGGCTTAAGGATGCCGTCACTATCAGTGATGGATCCACCAAGCTCAGCCCATTTGTGACCGTAAACTACTAAGATTGAGGGTGGCTGGCGACAGCCACCCTGATCTCAAATCAAGTGAGGTGTAAAAATGGGTTACACAGAAAGACTGAGTGAAAAGCTGGCGGTGCTTGGCACTATTGATCCACAAGCTGTGGGAGGTACTACCACCACAACGGTGTCCTCTGATGTTGTCGACATGAGTGCTTTCAGGCGGGTGATGTTTGTCCTGAGTGTTGGCACTCTGGGAGTTGGCAGCACAGTGGACTTGACGGTCTACAAGGGCACTGCCACTGGTACTGTTACCTCCAGTCACACTGCTATCACGCAGCTGACGGCAGCTGATGACGACAAGCAGGTGATTGTAGAGGTGACAGCCGAGCAGGTTGAGCCTAATCGGTATGTAAAAGCCGTTATCGTCGCTGCGGATAGTGGAGCAGGCACCATTGATGGCATGAGCCTTGTGGCTCTTGGCGGTGAGTGCAGGCATGGGCCTGCTGTCAACTATGATCTATCATCCGTGGATGAGATTGTAGTCAAGTAGGCAATCAGATGGGAGAGCTCCAGCTGGGGCTCTCCCTCTATCCACTGGAGGGATCATGGCGTACTGCAAGGTATCTGATGTCAAGCTGTATGCAAGGATCCAAGGTGACGGAGATGATCAGCTGCTGGACATCTTGATTGCCAGAGCCCAAAAGATCATTGAGGCCATCACCAACAGGGTCTTTGAGTGCAGCACCAATACATCACACTATCTGCAGAGGCAATGGCTGGATCATGAGGATCCTTATCTATTGCACATGGATGGGGAGCTGGTCAGCGTGGATACTCTTAAGAACGGTGACAGTTCAGCCACGGAAATTCCTAACACTGAATACTATCTGACAGGATCGAGTGGAAGCAGAAACCTTGGTCCCCCCTACAAAGCCATCAGGCTCAAAGAGAGCAGCACCCATGCATGGCAGTGGGATACCGACGGGTGGGTGGATGTATCAGGGCACTGGGCATACTCAGACAGCCCTCCAGACAGCATTGTGCATGCTTGTGTCAGGCTCAGTATATGGCTTTATAGGCAGAGGCTGGAGGGCAATGAGGCAGTCACTGTCAGCCCAGAGGGTTATGTGAGTTATCCCCAGAAGCTGCCCAGTGACATCAGTGAGCTGCTGCAGCTCTATATCCTGCCCATGGCCAATGTCGGTGTGGGATGAGCAATCTCAGAACGGCCTACACAAATCTGGCAGCCATGGCAGTCTCTTTCACCAAAGAGAATGGCATCAGTACTGGCACCATAAACTGCAAGGACTTGCACCAGCTGCCAGACGGAGCAGTGAGTACAGCAGATCTACCAGTCAGGCTGCTGCTGCCCATGGAGGACTGGGGAGCAGATGCACCTAATCTGGGCATCATAAGCTCTGGAGCCTCTGGTGTCAGCGGGCTCATGACATGGATGATCACTGACCTGCTGCTCTGGGATCAGGTAGCTCAAAACATGCAGATCCAGATGCACTATCCTGATCTGGTGAGGTACTGTGGAGCTCATGTGACTGCCCTGCTGGACAACAAGGACATGGCCAGCTATGTATATTTCAGGAATGTGTATTACAGGACTGGCGTGTTTGAATATCCCCTCGCCAGCGGCAAGCAGTATTTCGGGGTCGAGGCTGTATGCACATTTGAGGAGATGATCAATCCATGAAAGCAAAGGCAAAGGGCGAGTTAATCCACCATGGGAGTTTCAGGTGGGCAGGTAAGGCGGGTGACAGCATCGAGATCCCTGATGGGATTATAGATGTCCTGATTGAAAGAGGCGTTGTAGAGCCCATCAAGGAAAGCAAGAGTAAGAAAGATGAGCCAGTAGTGTCTCCAGTGGAGACAGAGGCTGAGGAGGTAGAAGATGGCCAAGTATGATGGCAATGATCTGCTTGTCAGTGTTGACGGAGGTACAAGTTACATCACCAGCAACTTGATCAAGAGTGTGGAGATCAATGAGACTGGGGATGTATACGAGAGCTCAGGGGCTGGCGATAGTGCCAAAACCTATCTGGCGGGCAAAACAGACGCGACGATCAGGATTGATGCATGGGATGATGCTGCTGCAGCCAATTTGCGGGACAAGTTCCCAGCTGCAAATACAGTATCGCTCAAGGTCAAGCCACAGGGCCATGGAGCTACAGCATCTCCAGTGCCCTGCATGGTGGTGGATGCTATTGTGACAGGCATTGTGCTGGGAGTGCCTCATGACGGGGTGGCACCAGTGAGCATAGACCTGCAGGCAGCGGCAGCATTTGGCACCACTACCACGACAACGGGAACATCCTGAGGAGGTAAAACATGGCTAAGTATTCTGGGAATGATCTCATCGTCAAGTTTGGTGGGGCGACATTCACAGCTAATCTGATCAAATCAGCCGAGCTTAATGAAACGGGTGATGTCTACGAGAGTTCAGGAGCTGGTGATGCAGCCAAGACCTATCTGTCTGGCAAGACAGATGCAACAGTCAGGATTGATGCATGGGATGACAGTGCCTACGCCACTATCAGGCAGGATTTCAGGGCAGGCACCAGCGGCACTCTGGAGATCAATCCAAGAGGCACTGGTGGAGGCACAGCCAAGATTTCCATGTCAGCTATTGTGACTGGTGAGGTGTTAGGCGTACCTCATGATGGGGTAGCACCTCTTTCTGTAGATTTGCAGGTATCAGGAACAATTACAGAGGGCACAAACTAACACTCGACAGGAGGCAATAGTGGCAGTGTTCGAGCACAAAGGGCTTGGCATCAGGTTCGAGATCAGTGAAGAGATCACATTTGGGCAGCTGGAGAAATATGAGCTGGCTGTACAGAGGGTTATCAAGGATGCCGACGGAGCCATAACAGACATGGTGCTTGCGAGGGCTGCATTGGCGGCTGCCTACGACAGCGGGATCCTTGACGATGTGCAGGGATTGCCAGAAAAGAAGAAAGATATGCTGGATCAGCCTGCCAAAAAAATGTGGTGGGCAGCCCAGCAAATTTCGTCTTTCATCATGCAGGTCAAAGAGATCCCCCCAAATTGATCAGGGATGCTGCAATGGCAGCACGGAGAGAGGGCAGCATCCCGCATGAGCTGCAGATAGGGCTCAGAGCCCAGAGGTGGGGTATACCGCTGGTGTCAGGAGGACTGGCTGATCAGCCTGTCAAGCTCTTTGTGAGAGCCGATGGCTTGATCCCAGTCTTTCATGCTTTCCAGAGGCGGTATATGCTCAGGGACATGAGAGATGCTGAATACAGCAACAAGTACAGAGGAGACTGGGCGATTATTGTAGAGGTCAACAAGCTGATAGAACAGATGGAGACAGGGCCTGTGATGGAGAGGGTCTACTACAAGTCAATGATCCACAAAATGTGCGGCGTGGAAATGTCTGATTTGGATTTCAAAATGATGTACATGACGAGACCGATATGACACAACAAAAGATGCAGATCGTAGTGGAGGCCATCAATCTTGCCTCTGCCGAGCTCAAAGAGATCACCAGAGACATGGAGAAAATGGGCAAGGGTGCCCAGAAGCAGACAGATACCTTTGCCAAATTCGGCATGGCCATGCTGGGTGTCAATCAGGCTATTGCTCTTGTACAGCAGGGTATACAGGTACTTAAGAAAGCATGGGATTTCGCATTACAGGGAGCACAGCTGGAAAGGCTGTCAAATTCAGCAAGGACAATGGCGGCATCCTTTGGGCAGGACATGGACAAGATTGTCTCTGCCATTCAGGAGGCATCCAATGAGACCATTGCAGCCTCGGATGCCATGGCAGCTGCTACCAAGGCACTGCAGCTTGGTGTGGCCACAACACCAGAAGAATTCAATCAACTTACCAAGGCTGCCATAGCCTTGGGTGGTGCCATGGGCAGAGGCCCTGTGGAGGCCATGAATGATATTGTGACTGGCATCGGCAGGATGAGCCCATTGATCCTTGACAACCTTGGCATTGTCACATCAGGCGGCAAGGTGTTTGATGATTATGCTGCCACTCTTGGAAAGACAGCCAAGGATCTCACAGATACAGAAAAGAAGCAGGCACTGGTCAATATCACCATCAGAGATGGATCCAAGCTATTGGACAAACACGGCAATGTGGTGAAAGACACAGCCACAGAATATGAGAAGCTGGGTAAGAGGATCCAAGAGGGCGGTGATGCCGCAAAGAATGTTGTGGCCAGAGCCCTTGAGCCTCTTATCAAATCACTCAATCAGCAGCTGGATGCTAATGATGCAATGACAGCAGCATTGGATGACACCATCATCAGCGTGGATGAGTTCATACAGCTGTCTGCTGATATGGCCAGTGGCAACAGGACAAATGCTGAGATTTTGGTGTACTTGGAGAATAAAACAAAGGCATGGCAGCAGTCGGTAGTAGATGCCGTGGCAGAGATAGACCCTGCCCTGCTCAAAGTGGCAGAGAGTGCAGACAGAGCCCTGCTGACATTCTTAGGGCTGGAAAAGGCAACGGTGCCATTGGAAGAAATGGCGGAGGATGCTTTGGATCTCAGGGATGCCCTCTCTGGGATGCCTCAAACACTCAAGTTTGATCTGGAAGTAACAGACGAGATGGGTGACTTGCTGGACATGATACAAGGCAGGGGTCTTGGGGCAGGCGGCATCTCAGATCTGGCTGCAAGGCTGCAGATCATGGCAGAGGACCCAGCAGCCGAGGAAATAGTAAAAGGGCTTGCTGGTGAGGTGGCGGCTATTTCTGCTGCCCTGCAGGTCACTACAGATGAGCAGACATTCTACGAGGCCAAAGCAGCATTGGCAGAGGCACTGGAGATCCCAAGATCTGAGGCTGGCACAATGCTGCAAGGCTGGGTGGATGCCATTGAGGAGGACGGCAAGGTAGCTGTAGACAACTTTGTGCAGAGTGCCAATGAGAGCCTCACAGGATTTGATATAGGCATTGGTGAGATCATGTCTGGCGAGATCGACATTGCTCTCACGGCATCAGAGAATTTGAAAGCCTATTATGACAACAAGATCCCCAAGGCAGTCAAAGATCATTTGATCCCCACATTCGATGATTTTATTGCCAAGGGTATCAATCCCGCTGTATGGGGTGTGTCCACCATTGAAGAAAAGCTCAAGGGGCTGGACGGCACTGTCGTGGACATCATCATTAATTATATTGCACAGGGCAACGCACCATCGTCGGGTGGTGGGCAGACAGGCGGCACCAGAGGGTACGGTGGATCCTTTCTGGCAGGGGAGCATGGCCCTGAGCTGGTGGTGCCCATGGGTGGTGGCCTGTTCTCGGTGCTGCCTGCCACAAAGACAGCCAAACTAGCTAATATGTTTGGGGGGCACTTTGTATCTCAGCTGATCAATGGCGGCGGTGGTGGAGGGGGTAGCTATGATCAAGAGGCTGACATTGCTTTACTACAAAGCCTCAAGGGTGGCGGTGGCAGCAGCATAATCACTGCCACAAAGCCATCCACCAGTGGAGGCGGTACAAAATCCACTGCGGCATCAGCGGTGGCCAGCACCTCTGGGCAGACCACTGGCCAGTCAGTGCAGCAGGCAGTGCAGGCAGTGCAGCAGGTCACACAGGCTGCAGTGAGCACAATAGCAGCAGTGGAGGCTGTGGCTGATGAGGTCTCATCCAGTGCATATCAAGCAGCAGCTGCAGCTCAGGCACAGACAGCTCAACTGGCAGAGATTGCAGAGCTGCTGAGGCAGCAGGGCACTATCCATGATCAGGCTGAGGTTATGAGAGATGCAGTACAGTTTGCGGACATTGAGTGATCTATGTCGGTGAGTGTGCAGGACATCATGCTGGAGGTGGAGTTCACCACAGGTGTCTGGACAGACATCTGGGCTGATGTGACTGGTGATGTGTCTGTCAAGTATGGGATCCCAGCCTATGGACCGATAGATCTCATTGGCACTGTAGGCACACTCAATTTCAACCTTAAGAACGGCACTGACAACAGCGGAGGGCTGCTGGGATACTACACACCAGATCACACAAATGCCAGATCAAACTGGGATCTTGGAAAGAAGATAAGGCTCAGGATCCAATACGGCGGCACATGGTATTACAAATTCTATGGCACAGTGGACACCATCATTCCAAGCTCAGGAGAATATGACAGCAGGCAGGTTGTAGTCAGGTGCGTGGATTTCTTTCAGGACATGAGTATACACAAGATGGATCTGGTGGTGGTGGAGCAAGATTATAGATCAGATCAAGCTATCGAGGCCATCATTGGCAACATGACAGAAAGCCCAAGGGCCACTGACTACGAGGCGGGGCAAGAGACTTTCACGTACTGGGGTGATGATCTCAGGGATGAAAGAAATACAGCTCTACAGGCATGTAGAAAAGTGTGCTTGAGTGAGTTTGGTTATCTGTATATCAAAGGAGATCAAACTGGCGGTGGCACCCTCAGGTTTGAGGATAGGCATGAAAGGGTGCTCAACACCACAGCCCTATCCACCATAGGCAACGCAGACATCAAGAGGGTTATGGTGGACAGGAACAGGCAGAGGATCTGGAACAGTGTCAGGGCTGTGACCTACCCAAGAGATGTGGGCACCAGTTTAGAGACCATGCTGGACATGAGCTCTACCCCAGAGATAGGCATTGATGCCACAGAGACCATCTGGGGCAGGCTTAGAGATCCTAATGACAACACAGTGAGGGTATCAGCTATTGATCTGCTCGATCCAGAGGGCCTTAATGCCCTTACAGATCAGGGCTCTATTGATGACAGAGGCTTTGAGGGAGGGGTGGGAAGATGGACTTATGCAGGCAGTGCATCTGGATCAGTGGCTCAGAGCTCATCCTACGCCAGAAAAGGCACCCACTCGCTGGAGCTGATCTCTGACACATCTGCAAGCGCAAACGAATGGTGCCAGACACCTTTCCTAGATGGGTACGCTCAAGGCGACGAGGTAGCCATACAGTGCTATGTAAGGATACCAGCAGCTTGGCCACAGGCAGTCAAGGTAGCGGTCAATGAGTACACTGCCGCCGAAGCCTATGCAGGCACACAGCACACTATCGGTTATCCGTCTAACCCAAATTCTGGATGGCAGAGAATAACAGGCAACATCACAATTACGCAGGCCAGCTGCGAGAAGCTCAAGTTGTTTGTAGGCAATGCCACTGCTGGTGATTTCTCTGGTGGCTCAGTCAGTCTCTTTGTGGATGAGGTTTACCTGATCAAGCACAATGACATGCTGTATGAGTTCTCAAGTGCTGCTGTGGGTGGAGGGGATCTCAATATAGATCTGGAGCTGACGGATACTGATCAGGGAGCCAATACTGTGCAGTTCGTCCTACACAATACCAACAGTTCTCAGGCTGGCTTTGTCACCAAGCTGCAGGTAAGAGGCAAGGCCATCAGGATCTATGAGCCCATCACACAGATTGCAGAGGATGATGCCAGCATTGCCGCTTATTACAAGAGACCGCTATCATTGATCCTGAGCTATCAGGACAACCCATTGGTAGGTAAAGACTTTGCGGACTATGTGCTGTCTTATTACAAGGACCCACAGACCGAGCTGATGAGGGCAGAGTTTGAGGCCAACAGAAGCAACGGCACTATGACCGCTGCGCTGGAAAGGGAAGTAGGAGACAGAGTTAATATCACGGAGAATTTGACAGCCATCTCTGCGGACTATGTGATCAATGGGTGTGAGCTGTATATCTATGGCAAAGAGCTGATCAGAATGGGCTGGATTGTGGTCATTGCTGGCACTGTAGCATACTGGCTGCTGGGCACTGCCGATTATGGGGAGCTTGGAGAGGTGTCATGGCTGGGATTTTGAGAGGACAGGGTCACTTACAACCTTATCAAACAGAGGATCTGGGCAGGCTTGCCAGAGGCAGGGATCACTGGCTGCAGGGCACACAGGCCAGCGTCAATCATGGCCAGTATGTGCAGTTTGTACTGGATAGGCAATCTATCAGGATGAGGGGAGTGAAGAAACTCAAAGAGGCTGCAGCCCAGCATCCTGCAGGCGTAGTTCTACCAGCACAGATACATGAGGGCAGATGGGTGGCATTGTGTGAGTGCGGAGGAGCAGAGGTAGTGGATCCTGAGGAGCCCGCTTTCTACTGTTTTAGCTGCTACAATGTGACCAATGAGGGCAGGCCAAGACCAGTGGATTTCCCTGCACAATGGAGGGCCATCGAGAGGGTGCTGCTGGCAAGGCCCATGGCCACAACAAGAGGGTATATCCCAAGTGAAACACTCAACAGCCTGAGAGCTGAGAATATAGCACACGGTCTGCCTGAGCAGGCAGTCTAGGAGGTAGGTCAAAATGTCGTGGCAAACACCAAGTACAAGGAGCACTGGTGATCTGATCACTGCTGCTATCTGGAACCAAGATGTAAAGGATAATGCCATTGCACTGACACCAAGTGGGTGGACTTTTCTGCTGGACAATCTTGGCTCAGAGATCACTACTGGCATCAAGGGTGATGTGGAGATACCTTTCAAGTGCGACATTAATGCCGTCACAATGCTGGCTGACCAGTCAGGATCCATAGTCATTGATCTCTGGGTGGATACATATGCAAACTACCCGCCAGACAACGGTGACAGCATTACAGCTGCTGCAACGCCAACAATATCGGCTGCCACCAAATCTCAGGACACCACACTTACAGGCTGGACCACTCAATTAAACGAGGGCGACATCATGCGTTATAACGTGGACAGCTGCACTACCATCACAAGGTGCTCCATTGCATTGAGAGGAGACAGGAATTAATGGCCATTCCAGCATCATTAAAATCAGGGCTGATCGCTTGGTGGACAATGGATGAGGATGTCGCCAGCGGCACACGGTATGACAGCTTTCAGTATGGCTATGACTTGAGTGATGGC